TCTTAGGACTCTTTATGCCCAACCGGACGATATCCTTGGATGAAGTGAGCGATGCAATACGAAAACAACTTGTGAAGGACGGTGAGAACTTCTCCCATTGGATCAGAACGCAGCTGCGACGTTATCAACCAAGTGAAAGTGAAGTGGAAGTGAAGCCAGCACCACCCCGGAACTACATGTGCAAGAACTGCTTAGGCAATCACTGGACCGCGGACTGCCCACAGATGGGGGCTTGAGGATGGTTCAATGGATTGCAGAGCGCGACGCTTGGTTCAATACCCGTTTGGTGTGTTGGACGTGCAATGAAACAACGTGGAAACAGAACGAAATGCTGCATACATTTCATCACACTGGCGCCGCTGGTTACAACATAATCCGATGGTGGACGTGTCAGGAGTGTTGGGAGTGATAGTCACGTGCGCAATCTGTGGCCACGTAGCCGAGGTTTCACCGCGTGTAGCATCGCTGTATGGTACGCGGTCAATTCGACACGTACCAAACCCACCTGATCTATGGGTATGTGATATTCACTTCATCCAAGATAAGGGATCAGTGAGATAGCAACCTGTACAGTTTCAAACCCACCGACCAAACCGAGAGTGAGAAAAGAAACTAGTACGTTAAGTCGAATCAGACTTTCGAGGTTGGACTCTTTCTCTTGACGTCGTTCTTCACGGGTCATTAACCACTGTGCAAATCGTTCGGTCTTAGTTGGCAATTTCGTTTCTTCAATTGGGTTTTCTGTTTCGGTCATAGTAACACGTCCTCGGCTATATCGAGTTTCTTTCCTAGTCTACGTCCAAAGTTTGACCACTTGCTTGTAGTGAAAACAAGTCCGCCAAACCATAAGGCGTCTACAATAGGAAGAGGGCCATCGATCCAAACGATGGGATAAGTCCACACATACATTGAGAACCCAATCGCCGCTCCTGCGGCTGCGCCAATATCCTCGAACGGTATGTCGCTTCGAGAAGGATCGATTGCTTTGGGATTTGGTGCTTCAACTAATTCGGCAGTGGTGATGGGATTCTGTCGAGCCTCTTGCCCTAACAATTTCCACCACTCTAGTTCCATTCAGTTCAAATCCTGTGCAACCTTGTATGACTGTCGAAGTCGCATGATGTAGGAGAGATCGTTTTCTTCCTTACCACTGCCGACCATAATGACACGCATATGGGGAACTTGGATGACGTAACCTGCAGCCGGGCCGAGTCCGTAAGTTTGCACCTTGACGATTCTGGTAACGTACAACCGGTCTGAGGCGGTTGGCGTCATAGATCCAAACTCTTGGGTTGCATAAACTACACCTGCTTGTTGTGGCAAGGAAGAATTGTTAGCAATCATTTGAACACGACCATAAAGGATGTTGTCGAACCCAAGGGTTTCGTTTTGCAACGTCGTGCGACGTGGTTCAATACCAGGACAAGTAAATTGAGTGTTGTAAGTTTGCCCACCTACATTGAACGATTGATCTTCAATCCATTTGCTAACGTCGAATGGTGACTCAGAAATAAGAATCCATTCAAAGAGCGCTCCGTATGGAGCAAGTCCACTTTGAGGATCACCAGGAGTCCTTAGAACAACACCAGGTGCAGAGTAGAAAGGTGAGTTCTGAACTGTAGCTGCTTGTGGGAAGAACGTCTCTTCTTTAGTGGTAGTCATACCGCCAATGTCAATAGAGTCTTGAATGTAAATGTGAGAGCCACCCTCACGTTCCCAAGCAGTATCAGGAATAGTCCACCCGTTAGTAGGAGCTGCAACATATTGCGCGGTACACCCACGGAGGATTGTGTCAAACATAACTGTACGACTCATTTCTTTCCACCCTTCTTCTTTGCGCCCTTCCAAGACTTTGCTGCTTTCTTGAAGCGTGCTTGGTGAGTCATACGCGGATGAGCCTTCTTCAGCTTGGCGAGTTCCTTCTTCATGTATTTGTTATATGCCGATGGTTTTCTCGTGACAGTCTTGACTGCCTTCTTGACTGCTTTCCTTCCAGCCCTCTTTGCTGTAGATCGTGCTTCTTGTTTTGCACTTTCAATAAACAGAGCCTTGAGTTCTTCAAGGGTTCCTTCTACTTTCACCAAGGTAAACACCTCAGTTGTCTGCAGCAGTTGATTGGATAGCGATAGCCATGAAGTCCTTTGCACCCAGGGTAACAATGGAAGCATTCACTCGGACGGTGATGTTGCATTTTGTTGCAAGCGTCGAGCATCGCCCGGTAATGTATAGTTGATCGTTCACAACGTATCGTCCGTCATCGCTGCCCTTTCCAAAGTTGTCCGGGAACATATCTGCTTCCATGGAGAGCTGGTTTGAAACGTTGTCAAAGTTAAGCTGTCCGGAAGCAACTAATGCGCGGTCATTTGCAAAGACAAGACCGCCTCTGTTCAAATCTGTAACTTGGATGCTGATTTGTGAATCGGAAGTAAAGGTGCTTTGCAATGCTTCGCCAGTGGTTTCCCCCTGGTAAATGAAATCAACACTGTGAACTTGGAGAGCTTGGCGATCACCAACGTCCACGTAGGAACCAAGGTCAATGCTGGCAAAGGTATCGGTGTTGTTCGCATCAATGGTCAATCGTTCGGTTAGGGTAAATATTGCAGTTTTCTTTGTAGCCATTTTAATCATCTCTTTTAGGTGTCCGGGGGTTGTTTTTGTGCATGACGTACCAAACCGGTTCCCCCGGACATCATTGCATTAGCGTCAATACCCTATAAACATCGAACTTAGATCACCTTCTGCAATCTGCAGCCCATCTTGGCGGCGAAGCCGCTAGAAGCACGCCAGAAGGCGCAGCCTTCTATTACTCACCCCAGCACACCCACCCCATGTATAGCCATGCTATATCAAAATTACTTATGCGTATGTACATATAGGGGTGGGTCTTAGGACTCTTTATGCCCAACCGGACGATATCCTT